TACGCTAAAAAGGGTTTCCATAAGGCGTTTCGCGATGAAGAAAAGCAAAGCGATGTCTATTGGTTAGCATGGGAAGTAACACGCAGATCAGGTGAAACTGTTAAGCCGTTTGGGATGGAGTTTATCGAAACACTTAAAAGTGTTGAGGTGCTTGACTCTGACCCTTTAGCTTAAAGCGCGATCAACCATTCACCTACCTCATTGCTAGGCTAAGCATAAGGTTGGGGATCGCGCCACAGCAATTGTTAGAACTAGATAAGACCATGTTGGATGCACTTCTGCAAGGTCTCAAAGATGAAGCCAAGGAGGTCAGTGATGCCAGCAAGCGTAAAGGGCGGCATTAAACTCCGTAAGGCTTTGCGCCAGTTCAGTCCGGATCTTGCTAAGCAATTGCCTAAAGATGTTGCAGCAGCTCTGAAGCCAATTACCAAAGCGGCTAAAGGTTACTTGCCCGATGATAATCAAGTGCTAAGCGGCTGGCTACCTAGAGAAAACTCAGCTGCTAGATTTCCTACTTACAACGCACGCATCGCCAAGGCTGGGATCGGTTACAAGACCACACCTTCCAAGGCTAATCGCCGGGGTTTTAGATCACTGGCTCGCGTATTTAATAAAAGCGCTGCTGGCGCTATTTATGAAACTATGGGGCGCAAGACACCTAGATCTCGCTTTGTGCAAAATCAGAATAACAAGTATGCAGGCCAGATGAAGGGCGAGCAGAAGATGGAAGGCCGCGCGCTGTTTCGTGCTTACGATGAAAACAATGGCAAGGCTAGAGAAGCAGTACTTAAAGCAATTTCAGATGCAGCTAATAAACTAAACGCGAGAGCAAAGGTGTAACTCATGGCTAATGTAATGATTGACATTGCCGCGGAGTTTGTAGGCAATAAGGCGTTCAAGCAGGCAGATGCCGCAACAGATAAACTGACGAAAAATGTTAAGACACTTGCTAAGACCTTTGGCGTGGCCTTCAGTGCAACAGCGGTGCTGGCTTATAGCAAGAACGCAATAAAAGCTGCGGCAGCCGATGAGAAGGCACAGAACCAGTTAGCACTAGCTCTTAAAAATGTTGGGCTTGGAAGAGATGCCGCTTCATCTGAAGCCTACATTCAGAGATTACAGAGCGAGTTCGGGATCTTAGATGATAATCTTCGTCCGGCTTATCAGACTTTAGCGGTAGCGGTTCAAGATACAAACGAGGCACAAAGACTTCTCAATCTCGCGCTAGACATTTCAGCCTCTACTGGCAAGGATCTTGGCTCGGTTACAGCAGCGTTGAGTCGCGCATATTTAGGAAACAACACAGCTTTATCTAAACTGGGCGTGGGCATATCTAAGGCTGATCTAAAGTCTAAATCTTTCAAGCAGATAACAGATCAATTAACGACAACCTTCGCCGGGTCTGCTTTAGCAGCAGCTAACAGTTATCAGGGATCGATTGACAAGTTAGCCGTCGCATCTGCCAACGCTTCTGAGATTATCGGTACTGGCTTGATTGATGCCCTAAAAAGCTTAGGAGATCAGGAGTCAGTCGATGATCTTGCTAAAAATATGGAAGCAGCTGCTGTGTACACAGCCGATGTTATTCGTGGTATTGGCGTTCTAATAGAAAAACTAAAAAGCCTGCCAGGTGTTTCATCTTTCAATATCGGCATGATCCCAATCGTTGGCTCCTATTTCCAGATCCTTAGAGACTTAGGAAAAGTCACCTCTGAAATTAATTACACAGCAGCCGCCAGTGCAACAGCCTTTGAAAAGGGTTTTGGCCAGTCAGCCAAGATAGTTAAAAATGCCAAGGTTTTAACAACAGAAGAACAGAAGCAACTCAAAGCCAAGCAATTAAAACTGGCTATCGATAAGGCTAACCTTGCACTTAACAAAGGCGAAGAAGTCTTTGATTTAGAGAAGATCCAACTGGCAGCAGCAATTACAAATCAAGCAGAACTTCTTGGCAAAACACAGAACCAAGCTCAATTGATACAGATATTAAATGACTACACTCGTTTAGGACTAAAAAAGAGTATCTTGGCTTTAGATGAAGCTATTGCTTCAGGTGATGTAAAAGCCATAACTTTAGCAACATCAAGATTAAATGAAGATTTGAAAATCTTTGCTGCAATGTCAAAGCAAAAAGTAGTCCTTAACGATATTGAAGATATTCTAATTGCAATTAAACCTAAAGATTTAATAAACATAGAGAATTTATTGTTAGCACAACAATTATTAAAAAGCATTGCGCAAGGCCCGAACGCAGGATTGATAGATATACAAGCTCCAATCATGCCAGCAAGCCTTAACCCTATTTCAGGAGCAGGTGGAGTCAGAGCACCTAGAGCCTTTAGTAACGAGGAACTGCAATACTTTGAAGATCGAGATCAAGCTCTATATGGTCATTTATTTGCTGGTGGAAAAGATCCATTTGGTCTAAACACATCGAATAATTCTGGGAATACTATTGTTGTAAACACAGGTATTGGTGATCCAAACGCTATTGCAGAGGCCATTGACGAGGTATTGCGCCAAGCTCGATCCAGAGGAACCCTAGTACCGTGACATGGCTTCCAGAATGGCGTGTAACAGTAGGCGATGATGTTTATACAACTGTTACTTCTGTTTCGTTTGCTTCCGGCCGTTTAGATATTGATCGCCAGCCTACAGCAGGTTACTGCCGAGTAGAGATCATCAACACCACTGGGGCAGATTTCACCATCAATGTTACCGAGCCAGTATTGCTAGAGCTAAAGAATGGCAGTGGCACTTATGTCACTGTTTTTGGTGGAGAAGTATCAGACTTCAACATTGGAGTGAGAAGCCCAGAGGAAACAGGCTTTATCACTACTGGCACAATTCTAGGAATTGGATCTCTGGCTAAACTGACTAAGGCTGTCTATAACACAGCACTTGCAGAAGGCTTAGATGGTGCTCAGATCGCAGCCATTCTAGGTGCAGCACTTAACCTTACATGGGCAGAAGTTACCCCTACACTGACATGGGATACCTATCCAGCTACACAGACTTGGCTTGATGCTGAGTCCTACATCGGGACAATTGACTCAGGCTTTTACACGATGATTAACCTTGCAGCTAGCGCAACGGCTAAATCTCAGACTCTCACAGATCAGATTGCTACTAGCGCGCTTGGAGCCGTTTTCGAGGAAAAAGATGGGGATGTCTCGTATGACGATGCCGACCATCGCTCTAACTATCTAGCTGCTAATGGCTTTACTAATCTTGATGCCTCTTATGCAACTCCTAGATCCATCACATCTCAGACTCAGATAGCCCGTATTCGCAACAGCTTGATCTATCGCTACGGGGCAGGATATGCAAGCACATACAGTACCTCTGATTCCGATTCTATTGCCACCTACGGCCTCTTTGAGTTCTCTACTGACTCAAACATCAAGAACCTGTCAGACATTACTGATATCGCCTCTAGAGAATTAAAGCTGCGCAAGAACCCTAGAGGATCGCTTGGAGCAATTACCTTTAGATTAGATAATCCAGACATGCCGACAGCCATGCTTGACAGCCTTATCGGGGTATTCTTCGGCCAGCCAGTACTGATTAACAACCTACCGTCTAACTTATTGGGCGGTACATTCGATGGCTTTGTAGAAAATGTCGCTCTTAACGCTACCCCTACTTATGTGGATCTAACCCTTTATGTCTCAGCGACAGACTTTTCACTATCGACAACACAATGGGAAACAGTATTGCCAGCCTCACTAGTCTGGAATGATGTAAATGCTATACTAACTTGGACAAACGCGACAGGAGCTTTAACCTAATGGCACTTTCACCTCAGTATTCTTGGCCAGAGCCAGATAACAGCAGCCTTGTAAAAAATGGGGCACAGGATATTCGTGCGCTAGGCGATGCTATCGACACATCTGTGTGGAACATTGGCTTTGGTCAAGCAGGTAAGAATAAGATCATCAATGGTGACTTCTCCAATTGGCAGCGCGGAACAACCTTAAATTACACATCTTCAGGACTTAACTACTTAGCAGATCGTTTCTTCTCATGGACTATCGGTACGCTCAATGTTACAGTATCTCAACAGGCTTTTACTCCCGGTACTGCTCCGGTTGCAGGTTATGAATCACAATACTTTTTGCGAAATATTGTCACCTCTCTGTCAGGTCAAACAATTCAAGCTGTGGGACAACGCATTGAGGATGTTCGTACACTTGCTGGACAACCTGCAACATTTTCTTTCTGGGCGAAAGCAGATAGTGCTCGCACTTACACTACTCGTTTTATTCAGAACTTTGGAAGCGGTGGTTCATCAGAAGTACAGACATCAGGTGCATCTCACAGCGTTACGACATCATGGCAACGCTTTAGCGTGTCAGTAACTATTCCTTCTGTTTCAGGTAAGACAATTGGTACTAGCTCATACTTGCAGCCTTTGATTGATGGCCCAGCCAATACTGCTAACACTTTAGATACATGGGGCTGGCAACTAGAGTACGGCTCAAAGGCAACTCCATTTGAGACTGCAAGCGGTACTATTCAAGGCGAATTGGCTATGTGCCAGAGATATTACTTCCGTATGGGCGGCTTGACTGGTTTTACAATGCTTGGTCAAGGTGTTGCATCATCAACTACTAGAGCAAATGTTCAAGTTGTGTTGCCAGTAACAATGCGAGTTTTACCAACTGCCTTAGATTATTCAACTTTGTGTTTGCAACA